GCAAAACGAACATACAAGAAACGATAAATTATACGAGCGTTTTTGTATATGTATCGAAACATCCGTAAAAGAACTCATACCCGTACAACAGATTTTACAAACGTATATGTCTCAAACACAGGAAGGCCAGGATTTGGATGTTGGTGAAGCTGAAGTTGGTGACTCTGAAGACCCCGACCTGATCGATGGGTATGAAGAGGAAACGTCAGAAGAGCCATTCGATGCCGAACCATCTATGGAACCTCCAATGGAACCTCCAATGGAACAGGTAATGGAACCGGAACAAACTTCACCATTTGAAAACGAATTTCGAACTATTGATACGAAGCAGCCACAGCAGCCACAACAGCCACAACAGCCAGAAGAAGAAGATGAAGGAGTTTTGTTTCCAGACGCATCCGAAACCCGTGCAAAAAAAGTTGGCTACTATTAAATGGAGTTCGAAGACTATTTAAGAGACCCCGCGTGGGCCGGAATTATCGCCGGTTTTATAACCGCAGGATACATACACTTTAAAGCAAAGATCAACAACGAAGGTAAGCTTCCCGTAAGTGCATACACAAAACCAGCTGCACTTATAGCAATTTTAGTATTTTTTATTGTTACTAACGGACTAGGTAAGAAAGAGACCATATCAACGGAACCATTTTAATTTTCTGACTTAAAGATAATATACATATTTACAGTATAATATGACTTCCGTGACCGCATTCAATGATATGATGGGTCAATTTCTTGTGGAATTACACAAGACATTTCCAGAAGAAAAAGGCTTAAAAAAGTGTTTATCGGCTTTCGATTTAATGAAAGCTTCAAACCCACGTTTAGTTGTAGACGGGTTTATGAAGGGTGTTACCCCGTATGCCGATAAGATTTCGTCCAAAGACGAATCATTTTTTATTGAAGAATCTAAGAATTTAGATTTTATGAAAGGTGTAAACCTCGAAAAACATTGGGGAAGTGCTTCCGAGAATACAAAAGGTGCAATTTGGCAATATGTTCAGACGCTCTACATGCTCGGTACAACCATTAGTTCGATCCCAGAAGACACACTTTCCATGATTGAGACAGTTGCAAAACAGTGTGCAGATAAAATGGGTGAAGATGGAAGTGAACTCGATGAAGCCGCGTTGATGAAAACCATGCAGGGTATGTTGGGTGGTATGATGAAAAAATAAACTCACTATATATAAATGACATCTTGGTTTGAAGATCCAAAACAATTGGTTCGAGTAGACAAAGTTCACGAATTTTGGCCGTCAAAGACACAATCTTCAGCAGACCGTGTTAACGCGACTGCTCGTTTTATCATTTATGCAACGTGTTTAATATACCTCATACGACGTGATCCACGTATATTCGTTTTAGGTGCAACCGCACTCGGTGTTCTTTATATAATGGAAAAATCTAATATGGTGAAAGAAGGTGTTATACGACCAACAAATGTATACAATAATGTGGGTAAAGAATGTTCCATGCCAACAAAAGACAATCCTATGGGAAATGTTCTCATGTCGGATTATGTAGATAGACCAGACAGACCCCAGTCGTGTCATTACCCAACCGTAAAAACCCCAGTAAACAATTTTCTAACAGGTGACATAAAATATGGACCATCTCGTTCGCGTTCATCTATGCCCGAATATCAAAGAAACGCACTATCGAGACAGTTTGTAAGTATGCCAGATACATCTATAGGTGGTACACCATATTACGAATTTATCCATGGAAAAAGAGATAATACGTGTCGCCAAGACCCACGATTGTGTAACCCAGACGCGAGAGGGGTTCAACTCGAGGCGTTCGCGGGACTTGATCCAAATGGGGATAAGAGAAGTGGTATGCATAGAGGTTCTGGGTTAGGACCTTAATTTTAAACAATTTAATAATAAAGTAGTAGATACTCGATTTCCATAAACAAAATCTTTTGTAATAATAAATGGCGTATCAACTCCAACCAGGAATGAAAGTGGTTCAAGATCACGCGGTTCCAACCGTTTGTGCGACCGAAGAAGTTTTTACATATCCTCAGCCCAGTACCCTTAACTATATATCACATAGACCAAACACTATGTTATATGGTACTGCACCATACATGGCGGGTAAAGGTTCGCCAGCACAATATATCGATACATCGGATCAACTCAGACCACAAAGTACATCTCGGTTCAATAAAGTTTTAGCGAAGACTTACGAAAGAAACTTTCACCCACTTCAAAATGTCGAGTGTAAGTTACCACTTAGAACACAATCATATGAACCATTGAGTACCAGAGCCGAAATGCAAAATGGATTATTTCAGCAAAGATACCTCAATAAAAATCTCGCTAAGAAATAAGAATGGCTGATCCTATATCTATAATGGCTATAGCCGGTTTAGTTTATGCCGGTAGAAAATTGAGTCAACCAGACGAAAAATATACAGTAGAAGGTAATGAAATAGAAGAACCCGAAATCGTTTCGGAATTTTCGGATAGAGATGTCTCTATACAATCTGAGTATTTGGGACCTTTATCACCATTAGTAGAACCATCATACAATTCAAAACAAGAAATGGGGTCGTTTGCTCAAATTGCTCCACAACAACGATCTTCGGGTGGTGAAGTTTTATCTATGAGAAATCGAATGTATGACGCGGGGCGAATGAACAACTTATCACCAGTTGAAAAACAACTTGTTGGTCCAGGTTTGGGTGTTGGACCAGAAGTTCCCGCATTTGGGGGTCATCAACAATTGTTCCGTGTTAATCCAGAGAATGTTGGTGCGTATCGCTTAACGACTTTACCTGGTAGGTCGGGTCCAGCATTTGATGCTAAGGGTGGTAGACGTGGTATTGTCGGTGAAGTTGCACACAATAGACCAGAAAAGACGGCATTTTTACATGGTCGTCTTCCCCCAGTTGCAGGCAGAGCACAGGGTATGACTGGTAGAACACCAAGAGCGGAACACGAACGTACAAAGAGAACAACAAATAGATCCGAAACGGGTTCGAGGACTGATACATTAAACTTTGCATCTGCAAAGAGAACTGTTTCTGCACTTACACGTGCCCAGGAACCAACACGAAACAAAGCCGATGGTGCTATAGAACAATATCAGTACAATAATCAACCAGCTCCAGGTATATCAAGTTTTATAGGTGGATACTTGAACACCCCAGCAACTAAGATCGGTGAAAAGAGAACATATGGCTCGACACACACCGCCGAGGAACTTACAAAATACGGTTTTAGACCAGACGATAGACGTGGTAAACCAAATAGAGCTGCGGGTCCAGGACGAATGAACGTTCGTGCCGATGCACTTAACCAAGGAGGTATGGTTACGAGTGTTCGTTCCGATACAACTAGAATTGACGGTCGTGTAAATGCTGCGAATGGTGCTTGGACACAGCAATATAGAAATAACGATTATCATAAATTTAATGCTTATAAGGGACACGAAAATCCAAATGCTACAAATATGAGTTTGGATACGGCGAGACGACAACTTGCAAGTAACCCATTAGTTCACAGTCTTTCTTAAATAACTAAAAATTATGAGATTTACACTCATTAAAATAATGCTCCTATATTTTAATGAAGGTACACACCTTAGATATAGACAGTGGTGAACGGGACCCAGTTTTGTACCCAATCCCAGGTGATTATGTCGTACATCTAAAAAACCCTATTTACGACGTGACTAAAATATCACTTATATCAGCGCGTATTCATAATAGTCAATACCTCATACACTCCAGGAACAATCAATTTGATATAAATGGTACAACGGTCACTATACCTATAGGAAACTATAGTGGAAATGATTTAGCACAAGCTATTGTTTCGGCTTCGTCTGTTATTACATCTGCTACATTTGATAAAGTAACGAATGCTATAACTTTTATAGGTTCGGAAGATTTTACTTTTGAATTTTATGGTGGTGTGAACGGCTATGCTACTGGTACAAATGGGTACACTACACCTCATGATGTTTTAGGTTTACCTGCTTCAAATGTATCATCAACTTCGAGTTCATTAGAAACTGGGAGTATTAATTTACAGGGCGCTGATGCAATTATAGTTAAATTGAGTAGTGGTTCTGACGAATTTAACAAAACTGTATTTTCTGAAACCCCTTTTTATACAGGGCGTATACTTCTGTGTGGGGATGTGATTAACTTTTCGGGTGTTGACGATACAGTTGAACACAATTTTGATTCCGGATCACAAAAAACGATATCGAGTTTACGTGTTCAGTTTTATTACAGTAGTAACAATCGATTAATACCATACGATTTTAGAAATGCGAATCATATACTTAAACTCGCAGTGACGTGTTCTACTGATAAACTTGAGAATATTGCTAAAGTGGAACGAGACTTTTCTCTTCCACCACCTATGAGTATCCCCGAGCTAGAGGATCCGCGTAGATGGGATGCGTTTATATCTATATTTATGGTAGTCGCAACCGGTTTATTTTTATTATTGGTTATGCGTAAGCCTAAACTTATCGAGTAACCGCGAAGATTGGTTGGGTTGGCTTTTGGACACGCGTAGAAACACGAGAGATACCGACGTAGACCAAGATGGACAAGAGCGTCGTGAACAAAGCCGTGAGCGTGTAGTTCATACCACCGTTCTTGTTGACTTTAACAACTTGGTTAACGATCCATCTCACCAAGTCCATCCACGAGAGAGCGGCGGCAAATGAGAAGCCGGCAACGACGGCGTTGAGGGATTGGGACTCGAGTTCACGAGCGACGAGCGTAACAGTTTCAGCAGCAGTAGACATTTTTATATATAGTATCCTGAGATTTTAATCGGGGAGTAAATCTTCTTCGACTAAAATTTCTTTATAATATTTTGGGTTTAAATACCCTTTTAACATACCTATATTTATAGGTACTGTACCCGAATCGGATTCCGAATCTGTTTCTGTATCAGAATCAGAATCTGTATCATCATCACGTAATCTAAAATATTCAGAAGTCGTCACATACCCCGTTGGTTCCGATGTGTTCATTACTATCTATAGCATTTTTTAACATTAATTCTGACGGATTTTTTGGTTCCCACGCATCCCAATTATCGTACGCCATATTCATTTTAACGAATTTATATTCACGTCCCGTATATCTCGTAAAAGGGATTTCTTCATCTTCAAACTCGACGTCTTCTTCCTGGTCTTCTTCATCGGAAGATTCTTCATATATTTCTGGGAAATGTGTTCCCATTTTCTTACCAACTTCGTTCATGGCACAATATTTCATAGCGTATTCCAAATCTTCACCAAGTACCATATCTCGACCACACGCCGTAGCGTATTCGGCTGCGAGAACCATAGTTCTTTCGAGTACGGGTTGAATGATGTTAATAGCAGAGTCTTGGACCTGCTCAATTAAGTTTTCAGTTGCGTCTTTTTCTTGTTGATTCATTATAAATTAAACAGTGTTTTAGCAATTCCGTTTTCTACACGGAGTATATTATAACTTAGGCCTAAAACTCTAAGTTCCCTATCTATAGAGTTATGTGGATTCAAACTTAATTTTAAATACTGATCTTTAATTAAACTAAAATTTCTTTGACCTGTTGGATACCATCGTTCCGGTTCAAGTGCAAAACTATATGAATAGTATCTTCTAAATAATTGTGTTCTTGAATGGTGTATACCACTCTGTATTGCGCGTAAGTTTATAACGTTTCCTGTAACTTTATCTAATATAACGGAATCATCGAGTGTAAGTTCGAGATAACGTAAATGTTCGTAATTTATATATTCAGATTTAGCCGAATATATTTCGTAATTTAAATCATAATCAAAAGGAGTGTATGTATTGGTATTGACTATATCATTTTTTTTTGTTTGTATTACAAAAAATAGTTCTTTTATAGGATTTTTAAGTTCGAGTTTATGTTTATGTTCTGTTGATGTTGATGGTATAATAGATTTGTTTTCCTGTATTTGTGTTATAATGTAGTCTATTCTTTGATTACTTAACTTTTGTTTTTCCTCTTCGTCCAAAGAAACCATTTCTAGTGTTATTTTAACACTTTTTATTAAGTTTTTTGGTTTAAGACCTGTGTAAAATATGGGGTCGTTTATACTAGAAGTGACGGCATGAATACATTTATCAACTTCCCTGAATTTAATAACAATTTCAATTTCCTGTTGATTTATGGCACAGAGTGGTATCGCAAGTTCGGGTGTATTATAAAAATAGAACGGTATATCGATAAAATATTTTGCATCAGACGTTGCGTTTCCTAAATAGTGTCCTATTTTCTGAGTACTGACTTCTGTACCTGACAACTCTAAAGGTGGTTTACCGATGAGTTTGGATAAATTGTGTTGTTTCGTCTGTGTCACGTAATTATCCGAATAAATCGCTAAGAAATCACTCGGTACGCGTTGTATAACTTCACCACCTATCATAAGTTCAGCATATTCAATCATGGCATGACCTATCGATTCGTTGTATCCTATACCCGATAAATTTGTTAAACTTTGATCTATAGCACTTAATTCAACTTTCATACTTACAGTTTTAAGAAGATCACCTTGGTTTTGTGGGATTGTACACCGAATAGTGTTTCCAAATTCTACTTCACCTTCAACATCTACATCAACAAAGAATGGTGCAAAGTTCGTATGTTTTTGAAAATTCTTTATGAAATAGGTATATTCGGGGTCGTCTGTAAAAAAAGCGTCCTGTGGACCAGATGTTTCTAATTGAACACGTCCGGCCATTACTAGTATAACTGACTAAAATTTTAAACCTCCGAGACCGCTGCTTATACGTAAA